CAAACCACCAACTCACTGTATTTTTATGTCCACCAATACGCAAAAGGCGCTGGCTGCAGCGTCTGCGCTTCTTCTTGGAGTGCCAACAGCAGCATTGTCTCACACCAACTCTATAGGATATGTTGGTGGGGGAAATGGATCCGTTACTTTCTGGTATGGTAACTGGCATCCAGGAACTAACTTTAATGAAGGAACTTTAACCTTACAAGGTATCAACGGAACTGCTTTTTCTGCGACAACTGTAAACTGGTCTTTATTGTCAGCAACAACGCCAGACGGATTGATTCCTGGTACAAACTATTTTACCTCTGATGGAACACAACTAGTTCCATATGATACTAATATCCAAACATCATATGCTTGGCAGGGTGTAACTTTCACTGGACTTGGTGCTGGTGATTATCAATTCACCTACAATGCTGCTGGGTCTCCAACAGTCAACTGGATGCCTATGGATAGTGTGATTCTTTCCAGTACTGTATCTCTTTCAGCAGCAGCACTTTCTGGCGATGCTAACCTGAATGGTATTCTTGATATTTACGAAACTGGGGGAACACCTCCACCACCAACTCTGGTCAGTTCCAATACTGTTAATAATGTAGTTTCATCGGTCGCTGTTCTTGCTCCCGTATCTCAAACAAACGTTACTCATACAGCAACTGAAGATGATGGAAGACAGAGAATCAACCGTCACACTCAAACTGATGTAACAACCACTTCTGTTACAACCACCACTACAACACCAGTCACAACTGATACTTATAGTGACAACTCAACTGTTGTTACAAACGGAACTGCTGTTGTAACCACATCACAAGCAAGCACAGTTGCGACTTCACACGCTTATGCTGACTTCTATGGTCGTGTAGATCAGCACGAAGTTATGGATAAGATGGGTGAATCATTACAAGGACTTCTCAACCACGAACCATCTCAATCAAAAGAAAAGGTTAGAGTCTTCAGCAAGAACTACTATGCCTGGTCACAAGGGGAGAATGGATACTCTGGAACTTCATTCATCTATGGTGGTGGTGTAGAAATTGATATCAAACCAACCTGGACGATTGGTGGTCAGTATAATAATGTAACTCTGAATCTGAATGGTTCAGATAGCACTTCCAAACTGATGAAGGGTCACTATGGTGTCTTCAATATGTTCAGAGGTAATACTTTATCACTTCTGACGAATGCTGGTCTTGCTCAAAACAACTACAATGTTTCCAGAAATGTTGCTGGAGTTTTCAATAACGAAAGTCAGACTGCTGGACAAGAATGGTGGGTTAGCAACAGAGTATTCATTCACGCTCATAAGAACATAACTCCTTTCGTTGGGCATACTATTCGCAACTATAAGAGAAACGCATTCACGGAAACTGGTTCATCACAATCAGCAAGAAGTGTTGAAGGTGTCAATGAAACATATAATGTTGGTGAAGCAGGTTTAAGACTTGAAACTCGTTTCGGTGGTAAGAAAAAGAACTTGTTTGGTGTAAGTGTTGAAGGTTCTTATGCAACTGATAATGCGATTGAAGCATCAGCAACTCTTGACTATAAAGAAATCGTCAGCATTCAAGGAGTTCATCAGATTAATAATGGTGTGAGCAACACAGCAGTGTCCGCAAATGTTAAATTTAGGTTCTAATTCCTAAATATAAAGGATATCATCACACGGACTGATGACTAATAAGAAAAACGAAAATGCTATGGGACAACTAATTCGTATATGTATTTTGGGTTGGTCTGCGGCTCTCCTTACTGCAAGTTATGCTGGTACTCTATCTAAGATGGACCCAACATTCATTGCAACAGTCTTCACTGCATCTGCTGCTACTTTTGGCATCAATACAATGAAAAAAGGTGGTGATGAAGAAGATGAAAAGAAAGAAGAACCAAAAAGAGAGGAGTTTGTAGAAGCTCCTCCAGAACCACCAGCACCTGAAGAAGTTGCTGCAGAACCAACTCTTGAAGCAAGAGTAGAAGCTCTGGAAGAAGGACAAGTTCAACCACGTACTGGTGGAGCATAATGGCAAAGTCCGCAAACAAAGGTAAGAAAGGTTCTGGTGGAGCAGGTTCTGCTAATAATAAAAAGCAGAATTCTGGTAATGCCAACGCTAACAAAGCAAAAAATGGTGGCAAGAAAAAATGAGGTATTATGCCAAGAGAATGGAACACTCCTATTCGGGAACCCTGGAACCCGATAATTAAGAAGTGTCTGGATGCTGTCGATGAACATATGCGACAGCATCTCATGACAGGTGATGAGTGGCATCTCTCTCAAGCAGAAACCTTAAGAAAGTATGTAAAAGACCTAAAAGTGTGGATACATAAAGAAGAAGGTTGGTGGAATGAATGAAAAAACTTCTTACAGCAATTAGTCTGTCATTATCTTTAGCATTACCTACAAGTGCTAATACAATAGTTAAGAAACAACCCACCGTTCCAGCATATAGTCTGGCAGCGATGGGTTGTATGATTTTATTGGAATGCACTGAGGGTGTAGAAAAACTTACCGTAGATTCTACATTGATTAAAGGAAAAGAGTTTGATGCGTTCAGAGAGGAAATACAAAAGATTCTTGCTGGACTTGATAAACTTGGAGTTCCTGTTTATGTCGCTCCTCCAAGATATTTCACACCAAGAACAGTTGGTCTGTATAAACCAGAGTATAATAGGTTTTATGTAAACGAATCTCTCCTTCAAGACCCTAGAGAGTTTCTAGGAACGATGAGACACGAAGGATGGCATGTCGTTCAGGATTGTATGGGTGGTGGACTCAAAACATCTTTTATGGCACAGGTTCATCAGGATAACGAGATTCCTTCTTGGGTGATGAAGTCAACTCGTCTTGCTTATGAGAGTATGGGTATGTCTCGTGCCGTGCCTTGGGAAGCAGATGCAAACTGGGCAGAGGAACAATCTAATGTAACTGCACAAAGATTAGAAATGTGTGCCAAAGCACCACTCTGGGAGCAGGTAAGACCCACTCCGATGACGATGGAATGGTTGATTGGGTGTGGGTGGATGAAACCCCAAGAAGGACATAAGGAATATACGCCAAATAAAAAAGCGGATTATTGTGTAGAAGGTAAGTTCTAATGCCTCAAGAATGCAAATGAGGAAATGAAAAATGAAGAACCTAGCACTCATTCTATCGACGACAAGCCTTCTCATTAGTGGGGCACTATGTTATGGTGCTTATGTGACTTATCAAAAAGCACAGAAGATTCTTGATAACCCAGAAGAGTTTGTTGGTAAAGTTGTAGAGAATCAAGTCAACAAAGCATTTGAAAAACTTCCTATCCCTAAACTAAATACTGGGAGTATTAAGTTTCCTTTCTGATAAATACCTAAAAAGTATCAATAAAATGGACGCACAAGATTTTCGTAGTCTTCAAGAAGCATATAGTCAGGTTTATGAACTTGATGAAGCAATCAGAAATCCTGAAAGCAGAAAGAAACTTCGTGCTATAATGGATACTGATAAAGGAAGAAAAGGTGATGCCTCAAAGGGAGAAAATCCACGTAGCAAGTATCCTTCGGAAAAGAGTAAGCAAGCATTACATCTCCTTCATGGAAGTGGTGAAACTGGGTCAAAGGGAAATCCAGTAAGAAGTCGTGGTGGAACAAGTGCTCCTCCTGAAGAAAGAGTTGGAAAAGGTCCTAATCGTGCTAAAAACGCAGCATATTGGGCGGGGAATGCTGGTCCAACTAGGGATAGGGGAGCAGGAAACAAAGCAGCAAGAAGAGCAGGTAAGTCTGTTCCAAATACAAGAGATGTTGATGAAAGTTATGACCTCTACGACATCATTCTTTCGCACTTACTTGATGAAGGATATGCTGAAACACCAGAAGCAGCAGAAGCAATTATGGTGAATATGAGTGAAGAGTGGAGAGATAGTATTATTGGATAGTTGGTCGATAAATATTGAAAGTATATTGATTAAATAAATGGCGGACAGAGACCCATACATTTATAGAATTAAAGAAATTCATAAGACCCATACATTTATAGAATTAAAGAAATTCATAAAGTTGTTGATGGTGATACGATAGATGCGTCAATAGATTTGGGGTTTGATATTAGTTTAGAAAAAAGAATTCGCCTTGCTGGGGTTGATACTCCAGAAAGTAGAACAACGGATCTCAAAGAGAAGGCAATGGGTCTTGAATCAAAAGAATGGTTGAAGAAAAAACTTGAAGGTGCTAAAGATATTCTTATCAAGACCGAACTTCCAGACAGCACAGAGAAGTATGGAAGAATCATTGGGCACTTGTATATCAATAGTGAAGCAACATCTCTAAATGAACAGATGATTGATGCTGGATATGCTCTTGCGTATGATGGTGGAACAAAAGATAAAAACTTTAGTGTATTATTGGAAAAGAGAAAAACTAAATAACTAAAAACATAAAGATATGAAAACCTTTCAAGAGTTTATGTTAGTTGTTGAAGGTATGGATATGAGAGCCTTCAAGCAACAAAGAAGTCGTCAGAAGCAAAAGGAAAAGAGAGCAGCAGATAAGATTGCTCCTAACCGCAGAAAGGATATTCATACCGATAGACTTTCTCCCGAGAGAGCAGCAAGGCATCGTGCTAATGTAGATCCAGACGATGATCGTGGTTCAGCATCAGATGAAAGAAACTATCCAGGTGGTAAGTTAAGACCTAATAAAGTTCGTAAGGCAAAGGCACTTGGAGAACTTGGATAAGTAATCACTTCTCGTGAAACTTTTTGTATTGTTCTTTTTTCTCTTTCTTCTGTTCTTTTTTCAGTAACTTATTGACTTTCTTGAGAGAAGCAGTTTTCTCAAAAGCAAAATATACCTGAAGTTCATATGGGGTAAGGTCCCTGTTCAAGAGTTTCTTACCCCTTACAAATATCTGTTGAACAATAGGTTTCATTTTACCTACCATCCATTCCACCAGAGATTTGCCAATAAGAGCCGCAGCAACAGAAGCAGTAGCAGTGGTGCCAGCAAGAATAACCTGCTCTTTAGGTGGGATGGGAACTTGTCCGACGATGGGTACTTCAATTACAGGTACTCCTAGATTAGTTTTGGGGACATCATCGGAAATAACCCGATTATCCTGGGGGGTTTGAACAACTGGAGGCAGTTGAGGGGTGGGGGTTGTATCAGGTAGTCCTCTGGTCTTCTCTTGTTTTTCTTCTTCTTGTTTCTCTCGTTCTGCTCTTACCGCAGCATCAAACTCTTCTTGAGTTGGAACATCAATCACTGGGTATTTGATAGTCGTATCAGGCATATTAATAATCGGCATATCAATTTCAGGTATCACAGACCTCTGTGCTCTCTGAGTTACAGGAGGTTCTATCGTAGAAATAACTGGTGGTCCGTCAATTCTTACGGACGGA